GGTTCCAAGTGTTCTGCGCCTCGGATCGGCAGGTGATCCGAGTCAGGCCGAGACGCGCCGTGTCGTAGATCGCCAGATAGTAGTTCGCGAGATCCTCGGCCTGCGCTGCGCTTCCCGAGATCGTGTCCAGTTCGAGGGTGCGGAACGGAGCCGAACCTGATGTCTTGGTGATCTGGCTGAAACTATGGGTGTTGATGATGACCTGCGTGAAGAAGTTCTCGACCTGCGACGTGAACTCGATGTCCTCGAACACCTGATGGGTGGAGTTGTTGAGCGTGTCGGAGAACGCGACCGGGAGCGATCCCACGAAGTCCTTAGTGTTCACACCCAACTGTCCGCTGCCATCTTTCACGGTTGCGCCGAGCGTCGTCGCGAACAAGTTGATGTAGTCGAGCCATGATGAGTCGGCTTCATACGCACCGACGAGCGGGGAATCGACGACGAATGTCGTCCCTATCGAGAGACCGGAACCGGCTGACGCTTCCGCCAGCGCGTTGTAGGCGGACGTCGTGCTAGCAGTCCCCTGCGGGATTCGATAGTTGTTCGCTTTCTGACGGCCCCATTGACCCATCGCACCTTCGACGCTTACCGTCAGATAATCCTGAACGCCGGTGCTTCCCGAGTAAGGCTTCCCGTACTCCACCGACACATCCGAGATCCGACCGCGCCACATGATGCGGTTCTGCGTCGCGTTCCGAAGCCGGATGAATGTTCCCGACACGAGGCTCGTGATCGGTGACGCATAACCGCTGGGATACCTCATGGTGAACGTCATCCGTGACGGCTGGAACGGGTCGATCAACGCCTGACGACCGATCTGGAGCGAGATGTTCTGCACGTTGGTCAATGCCGTGTACGTCACGTTGTCCGTCGAAAAGGCCACCTCGAAGTTCCGCGGCGTGGACGGCATCTACGCGACCCATCCGAGCGAACCGTTCTGCCGGACGTAGCGACGCAACGCATCGACGACGGCCTGCGGATCGGTGCCCTGCACCGTGACGTTGATCGTCATCGTGCCACCTCCGGCATGGACGGCACCGGAGCCGAGCGGGACGACGGCCTCCGGGCCGGACTCGCCGATGACCGCCAGCGTTGGACGTTTCACGATCCCTCCGCTGCCCATCAACGGGATGTTCCCCACGCTGAACCCGTCGAGGATGTTCAGACCGGCGAAGTTGAACGCCGACGCCTGCGCGGTCGGGCCGGTCAGCAGATCGGACGGTGCCTGCCCGAGCGACGCGACCACCTTCTCCGCCTGTGCGATCTGTTTCTTGGACAGGCTCTTCTTGATCTTCGCGAGCGCAAGTTCAGCCTCGGCGAGTTTCCTCGTGATCTCGAACTCCCGCACCTTCGCGTCGTTCACTTTCTCGATCGCTTCGAGTTCTTCCTCCTGCGCTGCTTTCAGTTCCGCGAGCGCATCCTTGTACCTGTCCGACTCCTGCGACGCGCCGTTGATCGCCTCGTTCAGCGCGGTCTGTGCATCGGTGACGGCCTTCGTCGCATCGGTCACCGCTTCCTCGGCGTCGCGGACCGACAGTTGCGCTTCCGCAAGGTCGATCTCGGCCTCGCGTATCGTCTGGGCGTCGCCTTCCTTGCGTGCTTCCGCGAGAGCCTTCTGTGCATCCGCGACCGCGAAGTTCGACTTCTCCAGATCAAATCCGGCGCGGGTCGCTTCGCGTTGCGCCCGAGTGAGTGCCGCCTGCGCTTCGCTGGCCTGAGTTGATCCGATGCCGTAGCCGCGCACCACCTGATTCAGATGGTCCTGCGCTCTCGCGACGTTGCTCGTCGCGACCCCGAGATCGGTGAACGCTCTGCTCGTGTCCCGCGTCGCGTCACGCAACGACTTCTGCTGGGAGAACACCGACTCGGCGGTGGTTCGGAACTTCTCGAATCTGCGGCGAGCCTTCTCCAGTGCGTCCTTGTTGTCGTCGTCGCCTCCGCCTCCGCCTCCGCCGCCGGTCTTGGGCTTCGTCGCTGAAGCGATGCTCGCGGCGATTCTGCCGAACCGTGCCGCCTCTGCCGCATCCGCCGTCCTGATGATCTTCTCGGTCGCTGACTCCGCAGCGGCACCGATGCGCCCGAACGCCACCTCACCGATCCGTCCGATCTTCGGGATGTCGATCCCGAGAAGGCCGAGCACACCGGAGAACTTGTTGATGATGTCGATGATGAAGTTGATGACGGCGACGAACGTGTTTGCCATGCGCTCGAAGTATCCGATCACGAAGTTCACGACGGCATTCACGATCTTCCGGAACTTCTCGAAGCGGACATACGCAACCGCGAGAACCGTGATGACTGCGGCGATCCCGGCAGCGATCAGGCCGATCGGAGTCACCGCGAAAGACTTGCCGAACGCTTCGTTCGCGATCTTCGCGATCGTCGTTGCGACGGTGAACGCCATCGTCGCGGCGCGGAGAGCACCGAAGAGACCGATCGCGAACATGATCGTCGTGCCCAACTTCCCGAGGTTCCCGATGGCACCGAGGATCTCGCCGCCGAGGAACCTGAATGCGGCTCCCACACCTTCCTTGCCCAGCACATCCGAGAACGTCGTCAGTGTTGGCAACACCCTGTCTTGGATGAAAGAAACGAAACGAGTGAACACCGGCAGCAGTGCGTCGCCCAGTTTCGCTTTCACATCCTCGAACTGTGCGCCGACAGACTTCATCTTGAATGCGATGCCGTCGCTCGTTCTCTCCACGTCCCCCTGCTGAAGCGAAGTCTGTTTCAGGATCAGCGAATACGCCGCCTGTGTCTTGATCGCCTGCGGCAACACCCCTTTCGTTGTCGTCACGAGACCGAGGCGCAGTGCTTCCTCTTTCAGCGTGACGTCGTTCAGGGCCACCCCGAATCGTTTGAGCGGCTCTGTTTCTCCCGACAGACCGCTGCGAAGCGCGAGCAACGCATCATCGACGGGGACGTTGTTGAACGATGCCATGTCTGCCGCGAGTTCGACGAGACGGATCGACATCTCCTTCGACTCGTCTGCTCCGAGTCCGAATGCTTGGAACAAGTTGCCGTATGTTCCTGCCGCTTCGAGTGCTGCCTGTTGCGAGATGCCGAGGTTCTTCGATGTCGTCTTGGACCAGTTGATAACTTCATCGCGAGTTTCCCCGAACACCGCGCCGACCTTGCTGATCGACTCCTGAAGGTTCGATGCCGCACTCACCAGCGTCTTGCCGAGAACTGCTGCGGTCCCGGCCCCGATCGCGGCGAACTTCGCGAACGCTCCGACACCGCGACGCACGGCGGCGTCCGCATTGAGCAGCCCGAACGCTGCCTTGTCCGATCCGGTCTTCAGTTTCTTGAAGTCCCGCATCGCTTTCTCGACGCCGCGCCCGTCATACGACGAGATGATGGGGATGTTGATCGCCATCAGCGGACCATCTTTCCGAACTGTCCGGTCGCGGAACGAACGCGAACGGATGCGCGAGCACTCCGACCCTGCCTGAGCGCGGTGTCGGCGGCGATCTCCGCCGAATACATCCCTTCGATCTTCTCGACGATGCGATCCACCTCGACCATGATGAGCGGCAGGTTCTTCGTGACGGTGGGCCACATCACACGCGATCTCGGCTGACCGCGCTTCGCACGATTCAGATTCTTGACGAACGATTTGCGATCCGGTGTCAATGTCTGTTGATTCTTCGCGAGATCGTAGATAGCACCGGCAGCGTCGGTCTGCTTGATTCGGAGGATCGTGTACGTCCCATCCGACCGGCGACGCGATGAGCCGGTGTCGGCCTTCACACCTTTCCGAACCTTGCTGATCTGGTACCGGGGAAACGACGCACCAGACGTCCCCGGCGGCTTCCTGCCGCGCTCAGTCCGACCGTACTTCGTCCAGTTCACACCCTTCTCCGCCGACCACGGCTGCGCCGGGAACTCAGCGGCGACGGCCCGGACGAGCGGCTGAGCCGACCCGATCAGTTCCTTCCGGATGTTCTGGAACAACTCACGATCGAACCGTCGCAGAAAGGCGAGCGTGGAATCGACACCGTGCACCGCGACGATCTGGGACATGGCTCGAATGCTACAACAGGCCGTCGAGTTCCCTGAGAGCGTCCCTATTGCTCGTCGGCTTCCGTCCGCGCAGCGACGGATCGTTCCGCCAACGCAAGAAGAACAACATCGCGTTCAGATGATCCTCCGGTTCGTTCAGCAGCACCGACGGCGCGATGCCGGTCTCCACCGCCAGATACGCGATCAGGAAGTGGGCGGATCCTTCTCCAAAGGGACCGGCACCTCGTCATCGACTCGCAACTCGATCTCGGAGACCGTGCTCGTCCAGTCCGGGTCGAACGTCGCGTCGGTCTGCTTGCGTCTCTTCTCGGAGTGCCATGCGAGCCACGCGAGATCGGTCAGCCGGAGTTCCTGCTCGAACTTCGTGACGCTCCGATTCCATGTCCGCTCGAACGCCACGAAGTCGGCGAACACCGCTTCGACATCCTTCTTCGTGCCGTCGGTGAACGCGACAGTCATCCCGATCTTCATCTGATCTCCTTCTCTGTGGTGGTCTGTTAGGACGTGGCCTTCGTGATCGTGCCACCCGTGAAGGTGAGCGTCGTCATGCTCAACTCGCCAACGGCCCCTGCGATCGGTGTGTGGCTGGCGAGGAACGCCGACGCGATCGTGTAACTCGGATTCGTGGCACTGACCGCGCCTGATGTCGGCTTGATGACGAGCGTGGTGGTGGTGCCGACGAGCGGGAAGATCGTCGCTTCGGTCTTGCCCGCGGCAAAGTCCTGCATGAGCGCGATCTCGACGGACAAGTTCTGCAAGCCCCCGGCGAACTTGTGGGCTGTATCGCCGAACGCGGTCACCTCAACGCTGTCCACCTCGTAGTTGATCGTGCAACTGTTCGACAGGTCACTCAACGAAACGGAGTTGATGCTGATGCTTGCATCGGTGAGAACGATCTTCGCCATTGTCGGTCACTTGTCCTTAGGTGTTTCTTCGGTCTTTTTCGTGTTCGACACCGGCTCGATGTGTCCGCCGTCGATCAACGCCGCGATGTTAGCACCATCGAGCACCGACTCGTCAATGGACTGGCCCTTCTTGCCGACCGTCATCCGATCGGACAGGATCTTGTATGTCGTCATGTGCTTCCTTATGCGTGAACGGTGAGCGTCATCTGGACTTCCAAGAACTCGGCCCCACCCTCGCCGATGCTCGTGACGTCCGCCCCCGATGATAACACGAGCGTCTGGCAGACTCCACCGAGCGTCTTGTCGCCTTCGAGCGCGGCACGGATCGACTTCGCACCGCTGAACGACAGGAACTCGTCGAGGGACGCGAACGCGGTCCGGTCTGTGTATCGACCCACGATGACGTGCACGGTCCACGACATGACGACATCCCCACCGGCGAACGCCCGATGGTAGTCCACCTGATTCAGTTCTGGATACGCGAACGGTGGCGTGTTCAACTGCTCCGGCTGGTGCGACGTGGCACGCAGCCCCGAGATCGTCGCGAGACGATCCTTGATCCCGGTCGCAACCTGCGTCACCGTCGCAGGCATCAGGCCACCGTCAGTTTGCGGAACGGCATCAGCAGATCCCGAACATCGGGATCGACCGCCCGGACTTGGATCGCCATGTCCGCGAACCCGACGACGCCGAGCGCCGCGTTGTATCTGGCGAACCCGCGCATCGCGAGCAGCACGCACGCCTCCCGGATGTCGTGCGGGACGGCAGGCCAGCCGAACGTGCCGACGAGCCTCGCCGCCGGTCGATGAGGATCGAACAGGAGCGGGAACAACTTGTCCTTGATCGCGACGATCTTGTTGTACGGCAGACCCGTCAGCGAAGTGTCCGTCGGCTGGAGCAGGTAGTCCGTCGCGCTCCACGTCGTCGAGAACGATCGGTCTCCCTTGTTGTCGCTCGTGAGAGTGATCGCCGTGGACGCCAGTTCCGGGATCGGCAGATAGTACGCGAAGCGGGTGAACAGTTCGACGGTCGCGTTCTCCTGATAGAAGAACCGTCCGCAGTAACCGTCGATCCGTCGGGACGCACCCTCGATCGACTTCTCCAGCAGGGTGTCGTCGGTCGCGTCCGAAAGTCGGAGCGCGGCCTTGACCTCTGCCAGCGTGCAGTAACCGTTCGTGATCGCCATCGCTCAGCCCTTGCGTCGTGTTGGGCGTCGAACTGTGGCGCGTTCCGTTTCCGGTTCGACCGATGCGGACTCGCGCACCGTCTCGACGTGCCCGAGCGCGGCGAGAGCGTCGTCCACCTGTCTCACGCGATCGGTGAGGCCACGCCGGACGTATCCCTCGCGCTCGGTCAGTAGTGCTCGGATCTGGCTCGACATCTTGTTCCCTAATCCGCCCCCGGCGAGGATCAGAACGTCGGTGTGACCAGCCCGGTCCCGTTGATCTGCGCCCAAGCGTTCGGGTAACGGTTCGCGGTGAAGGCCGCGTATCCGTACACGATGATCTGCACGTCGAGTTCTGCACCCTTCGGCTGCTCGAAGCGGAGCATCTTCGGTTCCCCGTTGCCATCCTCGAACAGGTGGAGTTCCTGCGTGTTCCCGACGTAGATCGTGTCCTGATCGGTTCCAGCACCCTTGTTCGTTGCGACGGTCGCATCGGTGACGACGGGCAGACCCGCGATCGAGTATCCGCTGTTCCCGTACACGACCGCACCGGAGCCGGTTGCGAACGCATTGTTCGGGCCGTTCGGGGTCGGCACCGCGAGCGGACGCTTCGAGTCATCGACTGCGGCGAGGATGAACGCGAGACGGCGCGGGTGCATCACGATCACGTTCGGCCCACCGAAGAAGGTGGTCTGCACCTTCTGGATCGCGTCGATGATCTTCGGATACAGTTCCGCGACGGTCGGGCTGGCGTCGGTGTAGGTGACGGCCTGACCAGCCGACGAGAACAGTTCGGCGACGACCGCCGTGTTCAGCGTCGTGTGGTACGCCGAGACGAGATCCGCCATCACGAGCGAGTCGATCCCGGTTCCGCGCTCCAACGCCTGCCGGGACACGTTCTGCTGACCGGCGAACGTCTTGACGGACAGATCCAACTTCGTGTCGTCCATGTTCGTCTCCGACACGGCTGCACCCTCGCTCTGCTCCGCCACCGATGTTCCGGTGGTGACCTTCGAGATGGAGATCGTCAGACCGGCGGCGGGGAGTGCGTGCTTCCGTGCGATGTCGGATGTCGGACGACCGGCCCGTGCGAACGGTGCCGCGAGATCGGTGAGGAACTGAGGCACGACCAGCCCTGCGAAGTTCGTGCTGGTCACGTCGCGACGTTCGATCCGCTCTTCGCTCATGTGGCGAGCCAGACGATCCTTCGCGGCGAAGTCGTTGTTGAACTGCGCGGCGTAGGCGTCGGCGATGAACGAGTGCTCGGACCGCTCCGAGTAGGTGCGCGGCTCGGACTTCACGACGGCGGCACCGAAGTCCGCGCCGATCTCGTTGCGGATGGTCTTGCTCTCGGCGGACCGCTGCTCCAACTCGGTGTGCCGCTTGATCTGCTCGTCGAGCGAACGCACCTCGTCGAGCGCGGATGCGATCTCGGTGTCCTCTTCGGCGGTCAGATCGCGTGCCTCATCGGTGGCGATGACGGTGATCTGCTCTGCTCTCGCGAGCAGCGCGTTCCTCTTCTCGGTCAGGGTCTCGGAGTACGACATGATGTTCTTCCTCTTGTGTGGTGGGGGTGGATTCTTATGTCGCAGAGTGACGGTGGGAAGTGTCCGAGACGGCTTCCGGTCGGCTGTGCTATCTGTGGCGAGCGATCTCGATCTGTCGTTTCCGAAGGCCGAGAACGGTCGTCGCGTCGATCGTAGCATCCTCGATCTTGGCTCGCAACTCCGCGACCGTCGATTCGTATGCCGGGAAAGTGACCACGCTGACGTCGAACAACTGCACCTCGCGGAGTTCCCGAACGGAACGGTCGGTGTTCCACGAGTCCTTGATCGTGCGGAACGCGAACGACATCTGGCTGATGTCCCCGCGACGCAACGCCGAGATCAGACGCGCAGCGTCGGGATTCATCGGATCGAGTTCCGACTCGACGAACAGGCCGCGATCATCCTCGCGGAGCATCAGCGTCCCCGATGTCGTCCGTGCGAGCGGCACCCCTTCATGGTCGATGAGCAGCCGGACATCGGCACCGTCGTTCAGGGTCTTCGAGAATGCGCCACGTTTCACGAACTCCGTCCACGGCAGCGGCTCGGACGGTGAATCGAACACCGCCGCGTACCCGACCAACTTCGTCCCGTCATCGACGGCGCGGATCTCCATGTTCGAGAACGCGACACGACGTGACTCGTTCTCGTCTTTCACGACCCAGTTCATCGTGTCGATCTCCGGCATAGTGTCGGCGATGTTAGCGCATGACGGGGACGCCGTGCGCTTGGCTGAGAACTTCGGGTGCCCGGAGTCCAGCAGATCGTTGTCGGTGACGTAGTTCGGATTCTCCGGTCGTCCCTTCTCTGCCAGATACAGGAACGCATTGACGCGAGCCATCGCCCACTGTGAGCGCGTCATCCCCGGACGATGCGAGGTGGAGAACGCACCGGCACCGCGACGCCACACGGAGCGGAGAGCACCGACCCGAACACGGGTCCACGACGGCCTGCTCTCTTCCTTCATCCGTGCGTTGTGCTCATCGGCCTTCGTGTTGAGTGCCTTCTCGGTGCGCTCGTCGAGTTCGATGTCGCCGTCCGCACCCGCCGCCGATCCCGCCGGATTCTTCTCCGATCCGAAGATCTGATCCTTCTTCGGGGCCGGTGCGCGTTGCTCGTCCAGTTGCGACACGACCCGTTCCGCGTAGGCCATCGCTCGCCGTGCCGCCGTCTCGGTGGTGCCCGATCCCCACAGAAGATGCGCGACCATCCCCGGCGTGATCTCCCCATCGGCGGCGGCGGCAGAGTCGAGATCGACCATGTGACGAGCGATCCACGGACCGATCCTGCGCCACTTCGCCTCGCTCACCTCGCCGTTCGCCATCTTCCGCGCATCCGCGACGGTCTGGGGTCTCAGCCCGTCACCGGACAAACCCTCTTCGTGGTAGCGGAGACCCCGACGAGCGTTCCGCCGCATGAACTCCGGGGCCATGAGATCGACGTCACGTTCCTCAACATAGGTGTCCTGCCGCGCCGGACGCCATGCGTTGCAGTAGAACGCGCCGCTGACGTAATCGTTCCAGCGTGTGCAGTACGCCTTGTCCCCGTCGTCGTTCTTGTTCGACTCGTCATAGAACGCACAGTTCCCGCAGGCTCGTCCCTCGGGGACGTCATCAGAGAGCGCGGGTCGGTAGTTGTCCGGCAGCACCCGCACCTCGCCGAGCGGTCTGAGATCCTCGGCGATCGACGCGGCGATCATCTGGTCGATCGCATCCTGTTTCTCGGTGTGGCACCCGATCGTCTCGACACGCTCCCCGAGCACGACGACGGTCGCCCATCCCCGGCAGTCCGGCTGGTCCTTGCTGATTCCGTAGGGCATCGTCAGCCTCCGTCCGATGATCTCACAGCGGCGGCTCCCGATCGGTGCCGAGAACCGGCAGATCGCCGCCTTCGATCCCGGCGACAGGTGATCCGGCGATGCCGAGGATGAACTGGTCGCCGCCCTCGTATGGCTCGCGGTTCTCCATGTGACGCGCCTCGTTCGGTGTGAGCGTCCCCGACATAATCATCGTCTGCTGCGCCCGGACACGGGTGCCGAGATCGGCCCGTTGGAACTCGTCCGCGTTGAAGCGGACACCCTCCCCCGGCGGGAGCAGCGACGTGAACGCATCTTCGAGTCGTCTCATGTACGGAAGCAGCGTGTACCGGACGAAGTTGATCCCGGCCTGCTCCACGTTCTGATACGTCTGCGTGTCGCCGCCGGTGCCGTTGATGAGATGAAGCGGGACACGGTAGGTCCGTGCGATGTCGCGAACGATCGCCTCACGGTGCCCGAGCATTTCCATGTCTGCCGCGCTGGTCGTCACCGCACGCCACTTCAGGCCGTTCGTGAGCACCGCGGGTCGGCGTCTCTTGTAGTGCGAATCCTCCCATGTGTCGCGCAGAACCTCGGCAGATTCCTTCGAGAGAGCCTGATCCGTTTCGAGAACCGAACTCGGGGTGGCTCCCTCGCCGTAGAACTGGGACAGGAACCGATCCATCGCGATCGCCATCCCGATCGTGTTCCGTTGCGACTCCAACGGCGAGATCGGACGCGCACGATCGGGGAGCATCAGCCACGGAACCTGCTTCACCTGCTCGCGGGTGAACCTCGCCCTGCCGTAGTCGAACACCATGTCGTCATCGACGAGGGACAGACTCACGAGACGCGGAGCGAGGTTCCGCATCTCGACCGGCAGACCGGACGATCCCCTCGGGCAGTAGATGTAATCCACGCCATGAAGTGCGATCAGCGCGGTCGCCTGATGGATGAACTGATACATGGTCTGGTGGTCGTTGGGCTGCTCGAACACCGACGGCGTGGGCAGTTTCTCCACCCGACCGCCACGGTCCCGGATCACCTCGACCGGCATCGACGCGATCGAGTCCGCGATCAGCGACACGCTCGCGAGCACCGCAGAGACCGCGAACGCTGAGATCTCATCGACGAGTTCGCCGGAGTAGTTCGGAACCGACGCACGGGCCGACAACTGGTAGGGGTCGATCGAGAGTGGGAGCGCACGCCGCTCGGTCTTTCTCCACACGCTCACGCTGAGAACCCACCTGCCAGAATCAGAAGGCCACCGCCCACGATGAGCGCAGCCGGGGTGGACATTAGTGCAACACCGGACACGAGCGCGACGAAGCCGATGATCTCCGCGACGGTGGAGAACGTCGGACGATGCCGCCACACCCGCGTCGCCAGTTTCCTAATCCCAGACATTGACGACCTGTGGCTCCGTTCCGGTTCGCGGTCGCGAGTTCGCTCGATCCAATGCCAGCACCATAGCAATACACGCGTCGATCTTGCGTTTCGACTTCCCCTTCGACAGTCGCCACCCGCTCTCCGTCATCCGTTGCGCCGCCGACAGAACCTGATCGGTGAACGTCGGTGCTCCATCGTGGACCACCCGCGCCCCGACGATCAGTTCATAAGCGTTCCCGCAGGCCGGGATCATCCGTGCGCTGCTCTGCGGGAACTCCACCATCGGCAGCCCGTCATCGGACAGAATCTCCGCTGACCGTTGGAAGAACGCCGGATCGAACGCGAACTCGACGACATTGAAGGTGCGGTGCAGATCGCGGAGATGAGCCTCGACATCGGCGACGTCCACACCCTCGTCGGACGGGTGCCAGATCCGGGCACGGACCGCGAACCGTCCATCGTCGTTCTTCTGCGCCTGCACGATCGCGATCGAGTCGTGCTTCAGGGCCATGTCGATCCCGACGAACATCGGATCGTCGCGGTCGAAGTCCACCTCGCCGACGCACTGTTCCCACGCACCGATCGGCAGCCACGACTCCTGCGAACGCACCCACTGGTTGAGTCTCCATCGACGGAACGCCATCTCCGACGTCTGCTTCGTCGCGGTCAGCAGATCCTCCGGGTCGAGCAACCCTTCGGCGATGTTCGGATTCGCGACCGACCATTGACGACGATCAGTGATCTTGCAGTCCGGCTTCGCTTCCCACCACCAGAACCCGAACGCATCATCATCAACTTCGGCGGCGGCGACCCGCTTCCCGTACTGGTACAACTGACCGCACAGCGAATCGAGATCGTATCCCGCCGTGGTGATCGACACGACGAGCGGTTCGAGACGGGCACCGGAACCGAGCGTCATCTGATCGTACAGATCCGCCGACTGCTGATTCCACAGTTCGTCGAACAACACCAGCGACGGATTCAGTCCGGCCTGCCCACGGAACTCCGACGACAGGACACGGAACACGGACCCGAAGCGTGGCATCTCGATCGCGTCGCGGAACACGTTGCACTCCGACGCGAGCAACCGCGAGTTCATCACCTGCTGCTTCGCCTCGTTGAAGATGATCCGGGCCTGCTGACGATCACCGGCGACGGCGTAGATCTCCGCACCCGCCTCCCCTGCCACCATCCCATACACGGCGATCGCTGAACCGAGTAGCGACTTCCCCTGCTTGCGTGGCAGACCGATCAACGCTCGACGGAACCGGAGACGCCCATCGTCGCGCCGCTCATACAACGACCGGAGCAGCCACTTCTGCCAGTCCGTGAACTGCAACGGATGACCGGCACGGAATCCCTTCAGGACGGTGAAGTGCTCGAACGCGAAGTCGATGATCTCGTCGCCGTCCGACTCCCGGTTCCTCCGCTGCGTCGAGTACGTCGGTTGCCACTTAGCCTTCGGAGCCAGACCGCTTTGACGCGATGCGTCTGTGGAGTTCCGCGAAGCCACTCGTCACCCCTTCTGCCGATAGGTTCCCGCGCTCCGTCGGCGAGAATCCGAGATCGTTCAGGATGGATGTTATCTGCCGGTCCAGTTCGCGGAGACCACGACGCTCCCGCCACAAGGAACCATCCGACGCGACACGACCACGGAGCACCATCCGCTCGTCCACGAGTTCGCAACAGATCAGCAACAACTCCGAGTCGATCTTGGGCTTCAGCCACACCGCACCCGACAGCCACACCCGCTCCCACATCTCGGACCCGAACTTGCCGAGCGGCCTCGCCGGGGTCGGCACCACGTCCGGCTCCACCGACGGCAGCACGATCACGTTCTTCGGCAGCGCACGCTTCCCCGGATTCCCGATGCGTGCCTTCCGCTCGATCGGCTTCGGCTTCCGACCGCTTCCCTTGCCGCCCATCTGCTCACCGGCCTTTCCGAAAAAGTGGTTTCATCGCGGAGACGCACGACGCTA